TAAATGAGAAAGTTTGGCGTATCCACAACAGGGAAACGCAATAACAAAGTTACTTACGTACATTACCCCTTTATGTATGTAGGTAGCTTGTAGCACAGACCGATGTGAGAAGATACACGCAAGTGTTGATGAAAAGCAAAGCCGAGTGTGTGTTACAAGCTACTTATATTATAGAACTAGCTGACCTCTCGCTTAGAGTACTCAAAGTATGATAACTAACTAAGGCATACACGAAGTCAGTTGTCTCAGACTTATAGGTAGCTTGTAGCATATCTTATGTAAAGAAACTTATTGGATGAGTTTTGAGGTATGTTACAAGCTATTTATACGTACGTAGCTTACAGTCCAGACACAACATACGAAAGTATTGTTTGTTTCATGCCCATCTGGACTGTGAGGTATGTATATACCAGAAAGGGGTGACATATGTTACCTAACGGTATGGCTAGACAAGAGCCACCACCAATACGCAAAGGTGGAAAGCAACCTAAAATTTTGTCAGATGACAAAGTTAAGGTGTTGTTAAATAACCCGAACGTGTGGTACGTAGTCGCTACTTTACCTAAGTGGAGTAGTGGTGTTGTCGGAAACATACGGAGTATGGAACAACGAAACATAAGTCACTTGAAAGACAAAGGTTCTTTTGAGTGTAAGCAAAGAAAAAACAACGAGGGTGTGGACTTATACATTAAGTTCGTACCGATTGGAGAATAACAAATGAGCAAAAAACAAACATGTTGGGACTTAGTGTCCTACGTAATAGGAAAATCAGATAGAGTACTTTTATACGGTCCTCCGGGAACAGGTAAAACTTACTCTGCTGTAAAAAATAATGCACCATTGAACATAAACGGTGACGCTAACGTATTTCAGTTAGTCATGACCGAAGAAAGTTCAAGTGCAGACCTACAAGGTTTTTACCAAATAGGGGAAAATCAAATGTTTGAATGGCATGACGGTATTGCTATACAAGCATGGCGTAATGGTGGTAGGTTAGTCATCAATGAGATTGACCATGCGTCACCGGATGCGATGACATTCTTACATGCAGTACTTGACGATAAAGATATTGCAGGTATTACGCTTAACAATAAAGAGAAAGAAACTGTTCGTCCTAACGAAGGATTTACAGTAATAGCAACATCAAACGCAGACCCCGAGAGCTTACCACAAGCACTCAAGGATAGGTTTCCTGTTGCAATACACATAGATGAGATACATCCTAAGGCATTGGAAAAATTTCCAAAAGAATGGCACCAAGCTATTAGCGATACATCATTAACGACTGATGAAGATGAGCGTATTTCCATTCGTAAATGGGATGAGTTCTTTAAGTTGCAAGAGCAAGGGTTAGACTTAGATACAGCAGGACTAGTAGTCTTTGGCGATAGAGCTGAAGAATTGTTAGACGCTATCAAGCTAAGTGACGTAGAATAATGCGTCATAGACCATTCCCCGAAATAGTTACGGGAGAAAGAGATTGGGAAGTATACGAAGATACTAAACAACCTCGTACAGACATGACCAATAGGAAAATGTATGTACCTCTAGATGATGAGTGTCATAAATGTGGTATCAATCATGGACGTGTAATCCGTAGACATGAATTAGGTCATGTCAAGTGGTCACCTAGGAGTTTTGGTAAAATTCCTAAAGGTGTACACGAAGAAGCTATACATTTGTTAGAAGAAGTTCGTGTTAATCACAGACTTACTTCTGCAGGTATTCCAATGGATAAACCACACACATGTATAGAAGATGTTCGTGCTTTTACAAGACAACTTGTAGAAAAAGGTAGTGTTACAGACATTATTAAGTACGGACTTGCTTCTGTATTTCTCATAAAGAAAGAAAATTATCTAGGTACATACCGTACAAAATATACTCATATGAATTTTGATATATGGGGATATGAATACGGTGCGTTTATCCAAGCTATCAAAGATGAGATTGAAAGTCACACTCTTAAACACAGTCGTGTTGCAGACCTTGAGTTTGCTATGAGTAAAATATCATACTTTCATCTACGTATGATACATACAAGTACTAAGAGCTACACAATTACACACAAACCTGCATGGGCAAGAGTTAAAAAACTTGCAGTAGAGTTGTCCGAGTTGTTTGACTTATTCAATGACAAGCCAACAGAAGATGTTCGTTTATCAGATGAAGATGAAGCCAAACTCAAGGAAGCTGTACAAGATGAGGATGTTTCTAACATAGAAGAAGCTTATGATAAAGCTGAACTTACACAACCGGGTAACGTATCTATGTTAAAACAACGTAATAAAAGTGAAGCTAACGAAATTTTGTTTGAATACGATGAAAGCAAGGCGACATGGGCAGATTACACTACACATAAACCTGCATTAACTATCAATATGAGTAACAAAATTCGTACAGGTTACACAAATGTTGCTAGAGATAGAGGTGTGGCACCAAGAAAAATACACAGATACACAATAGATAAAAAGATATTTTCTCGTAAGCAAAATGTTTATGGTGGAACTATTTTAATTGACGCTAGTGGGTCTATGAATTTTAACGGTCAAGATATATTAGATATTATGAACGAAGTGCCTGCTGTGACTATTGCTATGTACAACTATTATGGTTGGGGAAATACATCCGGCAAAGGCGACATACGTATTATTGCTAGAAACGGTAGACGTGTTCATGATGATTACTTAAACGAGCATTCAGGTGGTGGTAACTGGATTGATTTACCTGCACTTCAATGGTTAGGTAAACAAGCACCTAGACGCTTGTGGGTATCAGATATGAAAGTCGTAGGTCGTAATGGTACAGGTAAAGAAAATCTCAAGCAATGTTTAGACGCATGTAATAAATATAACATTATGCGACTAGCAGATGTTGATGAGGTTAAATCTTTCGCTAGACAATTAAATGTAGTAAGGTAAGGATAGTGCTTACGTTTCACGCAAGTGATACGTAGGTTTCCTTTCCCTATGTACAGTAAGCACAGAGATAAGAATAGAGCGTAAAGAGAGCTTACGACAGGTCTTTTACCTATGACTATTCTTTTAGGATATCTTCGTCATAGGTTTTGTTACCTTCATGAACACTTATCTCTAGCTTTCTTCTAGTTCCTTGTATTTATTTTGTGGTCATGTATACTTATTTACATGAAAGAAATAGATAAACTACTAGAAGAAGCCGAACATGGTGTAAAAGATAATTTCGTTGAACGAAAAATTACACCAGAAGCACGTGAGTTCTGGGACACACTACTTGAAAGAGTGCGTAACGGAGTTGAAGTAAAACCTTATCGGATAATAAACATATTAAAACGTGAGTTTGATATAGAAATATCTGATAGTGCTATGCGTAAGTACATTAAAAAGGTATCAGATGGCAAGTAATAAAGATAAAGAATTAGCTAGATTACTTGCAGACGCTGAGAGTGAGCGAGTAAAAGAGTTAGAAGACGCAAACATTAAGTTGTTAAGGCAACTTGATAAATCTAAGAACAAGACTGAGAAACTTGTTGAAGCTGTATATAGTGCAGTTAAAACAAGTATCACAACGTATCGTAAAGGTAATGTTCCCAAGCCCAAGCTACCCAAAAAGAAAAAAGTTGGAGAAGAAATAGCTTGTGCAGTATTGTCGGATGTACAACTTGCAAAGATTACACCTACATACAATACACAAATAGCAGAGGAACGTGTTGTACGATATGCACATAAGATAATTGACTTAGCTAATATCCAACGACAAGCACACAACGTTAATAAGATTGCTGTGTTTTGTGTTGGTGATATCGTAGAGGGAGAACTTATATTTCCCGGTCAGGAACACCTGATTGACAGTTCATTGTATAGTCAAGTGACAGTTGACGCGCCTAGAATATTGACACAGTTCTTTGATATTCTATTGGCAAACTTTGAGGAAGTTCAAGTTCATTGGGTCATCGGTAATCATGGACATTTAGGTGGACGTTCAAGAAAAAACTACCACCCCGATAGCAATGCCGACAGAATGTTAGGCAAGATATTGGACATGATATACGAGAGCGAAAAACGAATTACATTTTCAATACCCGATAGTGTAAATGCTGATAATCATTGGTTTGATATCGCAGATTTGGGAGAGAAATGTAAGTTCTTTCTATGGCATGGTGATAACGTACGAGGTTTCGGAGGTTTCCCATGGTATGGATTTGGTAAAAAGATAATGGGTTGGAAAACACTAGCTAGTAATGGGTTAATGCCCGACTTTGACTACGCTATTGCAGGACATTTTCATACACCAAATACACAATACATAAACGATGTACGACTGTGGATTAACGGAAGTACGGAAAGTTATAACACTTATGCGTTAGAACAACTTGCAAGTATGGGTAGACCGTGTCAATACTTACTGTTTTGTAAGCCAAAGCATGGAGTAACTGCTGAATATCTTGTAAATTTGGAAGATGTATAGGTATAATAGATAGTATATGACAAGTAATAATGTCAAAGATGTAACTAATCACGAGTTAGTTGGTATAGAATACTCGGGCGATGCCCCTGTATTAATATACATTACTGAAGATGGGGCAACTCACTTCAGTAAACTAACCCGTGGTATTACACGACTAAAAAAATAAAATATAAATCATTAATTTAATTCCTTAACTTGTTAAGGAAATTAAATAATGATAGAAAGGAGAACGTATGGCTAGTAAGCCAGTTAAATTGTTGTCCCCATTTCCCAAAAGTGTAGTAAAACCTGCACCTGCCGGGAAGTTTGGCGACTACGTTCCACACAGTATCTACGTAGAAAGACTACGTGATAGTGAAGTAAAGTACTCTTGGTCATGTGAACCTGTTTATGGTAAACACAAGGGTGAAGACAGAATAGTAGGTGCTAAAGGTACCATTACTATTGAGGACATGGGTAGTTATGATGGCTTCGGTGACGTTGACACATTCAAACTAGACAGTCCTAAACATAATGACGGTACAAACCTAAAGGACGCAGAGAGTGACGCTTTCAAACGTGCTTGTATGCGATTTGGTTTGGGTGTTGAATTATGGTCGGGTTCAGATACAACTGAGGAAGAACATAATGCTATGCCACTTGCTACCATGGCAGACGTAGACACAGACAATGTCCTCGTTACTAAAGTTGACATGCGTAGAAAAGAGAACCGTCCCGATGTACCAGTCAAGCCCATTGAAGATATTAAAGACGGAGAAGCACCTTTTAAGGACGCCTCTACACCTACTGATGATAGTAAAGTCAAGTTCATTGACGAGACTATTGACAAGATGATGTTGGGGTATGACGAGAAGACGCAAGTGTTTGCTATGGACTTAGCAGATAACTACCGTAAAGTCATGAAGTATCCCGAAAAATCTCAATGGAGTAACAAGCAGATAGATGATTACCTAGGTAAAATAGAACTTGGATTATCGTCTACTGCAAATACAGTTGACGACAACGATGACTTGATAACAAAAGTCTCAGGTATATTAGGAGGTGTTGTGGAAAAATCACAACAACAAAACGAAATCAAAATGGATTTAACATGTCCGTTTTGTAGTGGCAAGGTCTTTGACAACAGGACTAGTAAGCTATCTGAAAAGTCACCCGACTTCAAGTGTGCAGCAAAAGCTGTAGACGAATGTCCGGCACATACAGGTAAGTTTCCTAAGTCATGGTGGTTAAATTCATCAGACTTACCACCCGATTGGGGAGTAAGTGCCTAACAAAAAGATTGACTATAAGCGTCAAGGTATGCTGAATAAACGTAAAGGTAGACGGAAACAATTAGAAGCGTTGCGTCAGTTACAAATGCCCGAACCTAGTCTGTATCACTTACGTGTACATGAAGAAGGTTGGGCAGAAGCATTCATTAGATGTGAAGTCAAAGCAGGTAAGCAAGTTCAAACGTTGTGGAATAGGTATCTGAAAGCTAAAGAGCAATCAGATACCAACTTACCCAACGATGAAAGACCATTTGTGTTTGTAGCAAAACCCGATGGTACAACTGAGGGACTTGTTATCTTTAACATTAAAGATTTAGATGAGTTTTGTATTGCATACCAGTTACATATAAGTGGTAGGAAGTACAAGAAACCTGCAGTTTACGAAGAAGAATGATTGAATTACTTATAAGTTGTGTTCTTACTTTACCCATAAGTACAGATACATTACAAGAATATGTAATTTGTCGTGATGTAAAAGAGAAAGTACAACATGTTGAGGAGTGGATACCAACAGTCAGTACATACTTCAAAGAAGAAGATATTGTACAAGCTATGACAATTATCTATTGCGAAAGTAGTGGTAGATATACTGCATACAATGACAAAAACAAAAACGGTTCTAATGATTTAGGACTGTGGCAATTCAATAACCTTACATGGGATTGGCTTTCAAACAAGTTAAGTATAAAAGATAACAGAGTTAATCCTGTGGTGTCTACACGTGTAGCTAGTTGGCTAGTCTATAACGATGGATGGCACCATTGGAACTCTAGTAAGGAGTGTTGGAAAAATGCCGAACATATTTACCGACCCAAAAGAAATAAAAGTATGGGCGATACAGCTAGCTAATGCTTGTGGTGGACAACGAGTTGTTCAAGATAACGTATTAACAGAAGCTGACGCTGAAAAAGTAAACAAGTTATTGTTTGAGTTCTTACAAAGTTTTGAGCAAACAATATTAGACAATCGTAGAAAGGCAGAAGAAGAATGAGTGAACCTACATTTAACTATTACCCAAGTGGTGAAGATGTTTTAGATGTACTAGAAGAACTTGCACAAGCAGAACTAGAACACCTAGAAGATACTAAAGCTAATGGTATTAGTTTTTGGACAGATACACAAATGCACACATACAATGTAAGAAAACAAATGTATAAATTGTTTTTACACAAAGTAAAGACATGGCAACATGAAGTAGAGCGTGCAGAAATTAGAGATGATATAGCACGTGAAGGTGCGCAGGATTATCCATCATGGTAGAAGTGTACATGCTTAAGTATGAAGAAGACGGAGAGTATCATGAGATATTTTCTACCAATGAATACAAACTACAAGATGTAGTAGAAGATTGGCAGAACTATGGCAAAGATACATCGCTTGATACCATAACAAAGTACACATACGACCATTTAGAACAGTTTATTTTGTTGGTTAATATGTTATCTACACCACATAAACACGGTAGTGTATGGCTTAAGAGAGCTAAGTTGCAATGAAAGAAGTAAGTCCACAAGGCGAGCATAACAAACTTAATTCAGCAGAACGTATAAAAAACTATATACCATTTGCTGAAGATGTGTTTGAAAAGTATTGCAAATCTAAAGGCATGAAGTTTAGACAGCTTCATCTCAATGACAATGCAGATTTTGGCGAAAGCCCTATACCTATGTGGACTAAAATGTCACCGTTTCTTAAATCATTTCCAGATTATTTTGTGTACAATGATAAGAAACAGATGTTAGTAGAAGTGAAATCTTCTCCTAAAGTAAAAGTAAAAGACCTTATGCACTACTGTGCTGTACACACATTGTATGCAGAGGGACAATCTACAGATTATTACATAGCATTTTGTTTTAAAGATGGGAATGTAAAATTTTATACAGTAGAAGAACTTCTTAATCTAATACAGATAGCAGAGTTTGGTAAGTATCACGATGGAAAGGATTACTATGACTTCGGAAGTATCACAAAAACAAATAGATAAAGCTGCACGTAAAACTGCACTAAGTTTACAAGCACTTATGGCAGAAGTTGATGAAGGGTTTAATGCACATGTACGTTGTATAGTGTGTAATGAACAGTACAAACATCACATTGATGGTAAGCCCTGTGTAGATGATGACAATGTAAAACAAATTATACGCAAGAGTAGATGGCGTGGAACTAGAGTTGTTAAATGAATGACAGTTATAGACCTTTACCCGATGAAGTAGAAATAAGACAATCAGTAATAGAAGGTGTTGGTTTGTTTGCTAAAGAACCTATACGTGTCAATACAACATTAGGTGTTACGCATGTAGCTAATGAACAGTTCCAACACGGCTTTGTACGCACACCATTAGGTGGGTTTATTAATCATAGTGAAACTCCTAACTGTGTAATAGAAGATGTGTTTAATCTTAAATGTATTAAGACAATCAAAGACATTATGCCTGATGAAGAACTAACTGTTGAGTATCAGTTATACACACCAAAAATAAAAGAAGTTTTGTGACGGAAGATATATCAGCTATCAGAGAACAAGCCCTAGAAAGAGCTAGAGGACGCTGTGAGTGGGCAAATTGTGGCAGTAGTAAATGGTTAGAGCTTGCACACATAAAAGATATTGGTATGGGTGGTAACCCAACAAGAAAGTTTGACATACAAAATGTAGCTATGTTATGTAAATGGCACCATGATATATACGATGGTCGTCAATCTATGGGTACTAAAGTAGCTTATCGTGAATTGTTACGTGGATATCTAGATAGATATAGTGATGTTAACGAGTGACTACCACTTAACTTTGTTTGCCCAATACGCAGCTGACATCTTACCTTTACTTATGTTCTTTGCATGACGTGCTTTAAAAGATTTACGTCTTGCTTTTGATTTAGCGTCAGTCTTCTTACCTGCACCAGAGACACCTTGCTGTCCAAATCTAATTAACTTAACCTTGTCACCTTGCTTAGCTAATACTGCGTGTGACTTACTAGCTTTAGGTGTACGCTTTGGTTTATTGTATCCCGAAAACTTTTCGCCTCTATACTCAATCATTTTTTAATTTTCTTAACTTTTCCGTTAACAGTTCTAGCAAACTTGTGCGTTTTAGTTTCACGTATAAGGGTACCGTAATGACGTTTACCACCCCACATCCAACTTACCTTAGCCATTAGTATCTCTTAGATTTTTTCTTAACTTTATAAGATTTTTTCTTACCAGTTTTTTTATTAACAGGCATATTACTCTCCGTATCTCTTACTAACTTTGTTTAAAGATTTTTGATAATCTTTACGATAATTGTTATCTGCTTCGGCACGTCTTTGAAAAAAAGAAGAACGTTGTGCATATGCTTGTGCTTTTCGTTTAACATTTTCACGATTAGAACCACTCTTTAGTAGTTGCTTAGACGCTTTTCTAAACTCACTAGCTAATGCTAACTCTTTAACTATCTTTTTTTGCAACCTAGCTAAAGCAACTTTGTTTACTTCTGGGTCGCCATATTGATAGTTCTTCTTTTCAGCCATTACTTACTTACTGTAATTTGCTTTTTAGCGTATGTCTTAATTACAGCTAAAGCTGCACCACCACCTGCAAGAGCAGCTAACTGAAGTACTTCAGCGTCTACACCTACTAGTGGAGCGACTGTTAAAGCACCAATGAACGCTTCTACGAAGGTCCAACTAGTTCTTTCAATCATATCTTTAAGTTGTTCACTCATTTTATAACTCCATGCTTCGTTCCAAGGTGTCCACGCTACATCCTTCTTGAATGTACCATCTTGATTTCTTTGTCGTTTGTTCCTTGCAAACATATTATTTATTATATTTGTAAGACTTGTTAATGCTTTGACCGTAAAGTTTCATGTTGGTTTTCTTTTTCTTAGGTTGTGAAGTAGCCCATTTATTAACATCGTAAACATCTTTCATTAAAAGAACCTGTCCTACGACTGGGATTAATCTTGTTGCACCTTTAGTTGCTACTTTAGCTCCTGTTATAATAGCTCTTTTAGCTGCAGGAGATAATCTCTTACTAGCTTTTGCTAAATTGACAGGACTATTAGCGCCATATTTATAACCACCAATTTGTCCTTTAGGTTTACTATGTGATTTAATCTTTTGTTTTTCAACAGGTAATTGACTTTCAGATGGATTAGTTTTGTATTGACTAGGTTCCGGTTGACCTATACCTATACCTGCTTTTTGTTGTGATTTTAATTGAGCCATTCTTCTTTTGTTGCTAATTTCACCACTACCTACAGGATTTTTAGACATACCTTTTGTACGACCTCGTGAAGGGAATGATTCGTTAGTAGATATACCTGCATTAGCTGAACTCATTTGTGTAGCTGTCATAGGTTTACCGGGTTTAATACTTTTATCGTATGTTACTTTAACGCCTTTCATTCTATAATCTTTGCGTTTCATCTTAGGACCTACAAGTTTAGGTTTCTTAGGTTTTTCTAATTGTGTGTATATGTACTCATTCATTTGAGCAACTCTTGGTTTATTAGAAACTTTATAATTTTTTTTCTTACTACTCTTAGCCATTATCTAATTATCCTACCATTTAACATAGCATTTGTCTTTATAACATTGCCATTTATTTCCTGTAGTTTCTCATACATGTCATCTATATTGATAGAGATATTGTCATCTATATCTGTATCATTAGACAAGTTTATTTTACTATATTCAATAGTAACTTTTTCACCAATAAGTAGTTCTTTAGCTATCTTTGGGTAAAGTTTTTTGTAAGCATTTCCACTAGCACCTACCATACCATTGAAGTTAACGTCTAAGTCTTGTTGTGTATCACCCATTATAAGACAACCAGATGTATGTTCGTCAGTATTACCTGTATGAATAAGGATGTATTGAAATCCGGGAACGTCTTGTACGTGGAGCATACCATGATGTGCAGCACCATAACGTGCAGCGTATTTAGCATGGAACCCACCTGTTGTACGAAATTTTACATCATAAGTACCTTCGGGTATGCAGGTTTCGTGCATTACTTTAACCTCTTGATACTGGTCTTCTAATGTATAGCACTCAAATATACCATCAATGTATAACAAACCATTAGTTGCGTCTTTACCAAACTGCGTCCTAATAACTTGTAACTTCATTTACTTGCCGCCACAACAGCCGCCACCACAACATTCCATGTTAATCTCCTTGTCTAAAACTAATTGTTAACAACCATATAAGAAGTGTAATCAATGTAGCTAATCCTGTAATTTGTTGTGCAGAACCAGTAAGTGTTAATGTAGCAATAACTAACCCAACCAAAGTCCAACTAAGGTTTAATGTTTCTTTTATTACAGATACAAACCAGTTACCTAGTTTTTTAAACATTGCCTCTCCTAAATATGAAAGCTGCCATAGTAGCTATTCTAGTCAAAATAACTGGGACTACAACTTCTTGTGCTTTTTCCTTTTGGTCATTAGTCATGTCATCTCCTATATTAGCAATAGTTATGTCACCTAAATTGTCAAAGTCTACAAAGGTTTCTATAGGATTTTCTATGAATGATTCATAAGATACTTCTGTTACTACATCAGCTAATGTATAGTTTTCAACGTTTGCATTCTCTACAGCACGTTCAACATATTCCTCTACAGCTTCAGCTATAACCTCATCATCTTTAACAGACTTAGCTATTAACTCAACATCTTCTGTTTCTACTTGTAATACTTCAGCAACAACTTCTACCTGTTCTTCAGTAAGCTCTGCAACATCTGCAATAGCTTCCTCAACAACAGCTTGTACTATCTCTTGAACTTCTTCAGTAGCTTGGTCTAAGTTCTGTACACCAATGTCATTAACTTCTTCTAAGACTTCCGATGCTTCTTCATTGGTAAGGTCTTGTACATACTCTTGTATAACGGCTTCTTTAACTTCTTCATATTCAATTAACTCCTCATCAGTAAAATTTTCTAATTCTTCTTCAGTAGCTACAGGTAAATCAATAACAATTACTTCTTCTATTTCAGCAACTTCAACAGCAACTTCTTCTTTAGTAAGTTTTATCGGTTCCAAACTCTGTTCCGTGGGTATCTCTCTAACGATATCCTCGTCAACATCTTTCTGTATTGGCTCATCCAAAATTTCCTCATTAATCTTTTCATCTACAATCTCCTCTATAATTTCATCTTGTATTGGTATTTCCACCACGTCTTCGGGGACAATGTCTTCCAAATCAAATTCAATAATTTCAAATTCAATAGCCGGTTCTTCAAACTCCACAATTTCATCTTCAAATACTTCCTCTTTAGGTGGGTTGAGTACAACAACATCATCCTTAGGAATGATGACTTCCACATCTTCTTTAATTTCTTCAACAATTACCTCCTCTTTTATAATATCATCTTTAGTTTCTTCTTCAATAG